CAGATTTTGAACTGTGTCTAGAGCCGGCATGTTTCATAATGTGCCTTTCAGCATAACCAAACCTTCCCCTGCTCAAAGCACTCTTTAAGTCAGTAACCTGATCATCAAGAGCGTCAACATCCGCTTCAATTTGGCCCGAAACATTTTCGATCAAATCCCTGGTTGCTTTCGCGTCTGCAGCCATTCCGGACTGCGAAACCGTATTATCAATACGGACGCTGTGCGCATTTGGACTTTGGTTATGTTCATTTATTTTCCCCGGCACGTCCGGAAAAGTTAATTCTCCATTAATTGGCATATCAAATAACCTCCTTTGTGCATGTTATAAATCCATGCGCGACCATGCTCTCGTTCAGCGTGATCTCGTACTGATATTCATATTCCTCCTGCAGCTCTTCTGTTTGTGACGGTGTCAAATAAAGCACCATGGGGTCGGTCGGAAGATCTACCGTCAAGACTTCGTTTCCATCAGAATCTGTGACAGTAAAAATCAGATCGTCATTTTCATCTGCCACATACTCTTCTCCGTCATTAAAGACGCGGATATCCAGCCAGAGCGAGTCGCCTTTTGTGACCGTTATTTTTCCGCCTTCTAACGAGTAGCTCATGACTGATCTCCATCCTTATAATACAGCGTCCAGTAGTAATACTTATCAAGCACATTCATTTGATAGTGGACAAGTTCTTCAGCTTCTGCGCCGATCTTTGCACAGTAGAACTCGATCTTATCTGTCTGCCCAGAGTCCGCGATATGTCTCCTGATGACCGTGTTCCCGTCCCAAGCACGCAAATTCCCGCTGCTTAAATAGATAGGATACAAGTGCACGATCTCAAACTGACTGCTCAATCCGGTAAAGTTGATGGCACGCGAAGATCCGCCATAATTTCCAGATGGTGACGGAATCAGATCGCTCCCCTGATCGTCGCTTCTCATGATTTCGAGGCGCAGAGGGACAGCACCTTTTTTTATTGGTATTTCACAAAGATGTTCCCCAAGACCGGCGACTCCAGCGCCAACGTAATATCCCTGGGAGACTTTGACAGATGCGGCCAGAAGAGTGTCGGCGTCATCCAGGAAGCTGTTGTATTTAGTGATATCATAGTAATCGGTGGTTGCCGGCTTTTCGAATCCATAATTCGATGTCTGTGTACTCATGTCTCAATCGTCCCCTCTCTAATGTCTCTGTGGATATTGCTTGACAGGTCCTCGTGTGTATATTCTGTGAGCTCTCCATGTGTTTCGTACCTATATAGATACTCAACCCGAAGATGCGCAGGCACGATTTTCTGGATTACATCTTTAAAAGTTCGTATGTAGTCCGGGACACCGTATTCAGAAGTAAACGAAATAGAAATAACAGGATAGTTATAATCGATGTCTATTCCGCCTTTCCGGAAAGAATTCGCGATCTTCTGCATCCCTGGGATTCCAACATGCTCAAATTGACTAAGCCACTTTGCGCGCAGAAAGTCTTTCCGCGACTCCACATCATCGACAACAGTAGATAGTCCAGCGATCTTTTCTTCAACCGGGAGCTGCCATGTCATCGTCTCCAGAATCATTTGATCAGACAGATCTGATGGGTCAAACTCCATGATGGCCGCGGCCTTGTCAAGGTATTTTATGAGCGGCGAGTCCTGGTACTGCCGTGGTAAGTTTTTAATCATGCTCATATGTAACACCCCACGTACCGATCACCGCGCACTCTCTCGCTGTGAGGTCGATCTCAGTGTATCCTTTGTCGAGGCTGAGATCATCAAAGTCTTCGACTCCATCTGCGTCATAGATGGCGTTCGCGATCTTTCCATAGCTTACTTTGCCGCTATCAAAAGTCTGCGCGAAGATCTTTGTGATTTCTGCCTGCAAGATTGCATCCAGTTCAGCGTCCGTCTTTGTCCCGTCCGGTATGACCGTAGCGGCAATGTCGACAGACTTTGCGGTCGCTGACGATACATAGCAGGCCGCTCCGATCGGAGCCTGTCCATACCCCTCTCCCGTGCTGTCAGGATCGATGTAATCCTGTACCGCAGCGATCAATCCAGAATCCGCCACTCCTCCGGCGTCTGATGTGATCACAACATCTACGGTACCATCACCATGTCCGAGTGGGAATACTTTAACGCTACCGACCCCTGGTGTCTCCAGGGCCCACTCCTGATATGCATAGACGTTGCCAGATGTCGGCGGAGTCCGCATCCTCAGATAGTAGCGTGCTCGGAGCTCGTCATCAGTTTCCTCGTCTGCCCCACCATTTGTCGGAAGCGGATTTGTCACAGCCGTAAAACCGGACATAGTCCGAGAAAAAGTGTTGATTGCGCCTGCCGGGACGTTTCCGACGCTCCCCATAGAATTACATGTGACATCTACACTTCCGGATCCAGTGATCGTTGCCTCTGTCATAGTATAAAAGCTGACGTTGTTATCAGAGACAAAGATGGTACCGACAGGAACAGTCCCCGATCCCGTCAGCGTGACCGAGCCTGTAGCAAAGTCCCCGTCGATTCTTTCGAGACCTGTCCTGTCTCGCACATACTCTTCCAACTCGAACCCGCTTAAATTATCCGGGTCGAGCAAGAGCTTTGCGGCTTCCAAATCGTTACTCAGCCTTTCTGCAACCATCGCGCATGCCGAGACTATATCATAAATAGGAAAGCCGACAGATTTCTGGTATGTGTCGGGAATTTCAGCGAGCATCAATTCCATGATTTCGTCATACGTCATAAGTGATCCTTACCTCCTCCCCGCCAACCAGCGCGGCTGTGAATTCTACTAAAAGATCCCTACCTGTCCGAGTAAATTTGAAATTTCCAACATATTCTACCGAAGGACAGTACTTGCTAGTATTGACGATCTGCCTTTGAATTTCTGCCGTCATCAGGTGGTGTGGCAGATCGTACAGTTTTATGATGTCAATCCCCGGAGGAGAGTTTTCGAAGTTATATATCGGTGTCAGCCTAGGTCTTTGTCTGAGCATGAGATTAAACCACTGCCTGACAGATTCTTTCCCGTCTATCAGTTCGACAGTTAATTCCCCATTTACGTATTTGAAAGATTTACCAAGATCGTCCACAGGCGTTGTGACAATTATCGGATTCGGGAGAATTTGTGGTTTCCCGTGCCACTCTTCCTCTGATCCGTATATCGTAAGTTTTCCATCCACGATTGCCGTGTCCACGTTCCCATCTGGATACGTGACCTGTAGCGCATATATATATGTTCCGGCAGAAAGTGCTTCTGTTTCTTCCGGTTTGATTTCAAGTTTTAAATCATTTGATATAAATTTAACAAGTACGGGAGACGTATGAGTATAACTACGCATAACTGCGAATCTAATCACCGTACCGTCTGTATAGAGATAATCCGATCCGTCCCTGTATGTCAGGACTATCGGGACAGTTATCCCTTTGCCTTTTACTACTTCAATATGGTTTCCCGCCACGCTATCACCCCACTAAGTCGATGATTAAAAGCTTTCCTGACGCGACATCCAAGATCGACCATGCCGCGTCTCCATCATCAAACGTTATCCCGGCTGCTCTGCAGTATTTGACGCTATCGCTAGAAAAGGAAAGCTGTCCACCGAAAAGGTACCATTTCCCCGAAGAGTACGTCGCTTTATAAAATGCTCTTTGAAATTCATTTTCTTTTGTTTTTTTCAGAGCCGCTGCGAGATCATATTCCCACATAATCACTCCTATTCCCACCAGCTGAAGAATCCATTTAAGTACTGACTGCTCGACCAGCCGCGACCCTGGTAGTTTCTTGTCTGGCACTTATTGGATGAATTTCCCTCGACAGATGTAAAGTAGTACGGGGCCGTGCCACCTGTCACGATACCTGTGTGACCTGTGTATGCTCCGCTTTTACTTGAAAAAACGAGAATATCACCACGCCGAGGCGTATACCCGGACGCGGCATGAAATTTTCCAACTTTTTTCCCGAAATCCTTATAATACTGACTTGACCCGGTTCGAGGAATGACAGAAGTTGGAATTCCAGTCTTGTTGGCGATGAATGCCACGTACCAGCCGCACCACTGGTCATTTTTGCCACCAAATCCGTACAAAGAAACTGGATTCTGTCTTCCAGCTTTCGCCTCAGAAAGAACTCCAACGTAAGAGAGGCCAGTCTGCACAAAACGCTCACGCATGCTGCTGTCCCCAGACGACGATGTTGATGTCGTTGTCTTTGTAACTTTGTAGTTTCCGGCTTTGCAGGACGAGTAGGAGCTTAGCTGGTTTGGGCACAAATTGAATCTTTTGTCGACAAACGAACCATGAAGTTTGCTGAAAGACTTTTTACCTGATCCGTATGTGCCAAGTGCTCCGCGCCACTCCTCCTCGGTATACGCAGATACCCCGCCACGATTTCCGTATCTGAGTTCCAAGCAATATCTAAGGTATCCGCATCCACAGTCGATGTTGACGTCAGGGTCTGTCGGCTTACTAGTTATCAGCGGGTTAAAACGCGTCATGTAAACTGGTTTGACCTGCATTAATCCATACGACGTTGTGCGGTCTGCTCCATCCGTCCGCGTCCCTGGGTTCGCGTAACCTGATGACTCGCAAAAGATTATAGCCCCTACCAAGTCGGCAGGGACTTGCCATTTGGCGGCGTATTTTACGATTTTATCTGCCCACTGCATGACACGGTCGATCAGCTTATTGCCGCCCATGTAATATCCTGTAGTGGTCGATCCATCATTTTCGTCTGTGGTCGTGGTGTCATCCGCATTGGTAGCCGTCTGTCCAAGATCATCAGGCAGTCCGTAAACAGTGACAGAATCGTCTGTATTTGTCGATCTTTCAGTCACGGCATTGACCACATCGCAGGACATCAAATGTCCTGTCTGCTCATAGTCGTGCGTGACTGACGTGACTCTGTAGTTCCCTTTAAGCCCGAATTTTTCAGAGTTAAAAAGCAGGATGTCCCCCGCCATGATCTCGTCGCTCCCCCACATCCGGACGGTCCGCTTGTACTCGAGCGCATCTCCTGTAGTCAGCTCTTGAGTCGCAATTTTTCTCAGCTCGCTATCACCAGGGTCCGATGATTGTGTGATTACCCTTGATATCATCCCGTATCGACTGATGCTTGCATCGTTTTTCGCCACGGCTCCTGTGTAGATAGTGTCATCCGACTGCCCCACCACGGACACATAGTTGACCATCGACTCAATGGACGCGCCTCCTGTAATTGATTCGATAGCCCACGTGATTGGAAATTCGGAGACGTTTCCTGCCGGCTTATACAGCGGCTCGAGTGCATCAGTCGGAAGCTTTCGAAGATAAAAGCGGCCACACCGCACATAGTACTGATAGGTTTCTCCTGTCGATTCCTCGACGATCGTTAAAACATCTTCAATAATTTGTGCAGGTGTAGCCCCGATCCATGTCTGCGTGATTTTTACGCTGAGTTCTAGTATTTCCCCGGCCACGACTCCTGCAGCGGACACGACGCTTTTGATGACCTCCGACGCAGATGTATCCGATGCTTGCCACACGATATTCGATTTACCGAGAAACCATCCGGATTCGTAGGCCGTGACCGCTCCGCTCAAGTCAACAGAAACGATCCTGCCCGTGAACAGCGGATTCCCGTTGTTCGCGAGGGTGATCTGCATCCCTGGGCTGACGGTGAGCTCCGGGACATATTTATCCCAGTCTGACTTTAAGTACGTAAAAGACAGCTCTGTGGAAAGTGCATTGATGTCATCCTTCATCTGCAAAGCAGATACATATCGTGTAATGTCTGTCCCCCATTTTGACTTATCGTCATTTTGGTCTGCAGTTATCGGCTGTCCGTCTAAGAGGTATACCGCATAGTTACTTACTTCCATGTGTTTTCCCTCCTAGTCAATTACAAAGTTGTACTCAGTCACTGTTATTTCGTAATCAAGCCGTTCCGTTTTCGCTATCGAAATGTCAAGCTTGTCTATCGTCACGGCAACATTGAGGATTGTCTCTTCTTGATTGTTTGTAAGAAACATCCTGACCGGCACTCTACGGTCCCGCCATCTCCGCAAGATGTTGATATAATCCAGTGCGTTTTCGTAGATCGTTCCGCCTTTGTACCATGGTCGCGGTGCATCCGCCCCCTGCAGAAAAAAAGACTTCCAGGACCACTGCCTCAGCTTTGGAATTCCGATCCTGGTATAACATCTGGACAATCCTTCGTATGTGTCGTTGCTGTAGTCTGGCTCAGGCAGAGGGAAGTCTTTGGGGACGTGCGGAAGCTCGAGAATCTCTTCCCCATTGTTGATCCAAAAAGTCAATCTATAGGCCAAGCTCCACACCTCCTCATACGTTATTCATCGCAGTGATCAGCTTGCGAGTGATTATGCCGCCCAAATAGTCAGCATATTCTGCATTTCCGATGATGTTCCCCTGCACAGTAATGTTGATAGTGACGCCATTTCCGCTCATCTGCATTTTGCTCAGGTCGTGCGGGATAATCTGAGCCCCCGACGGCAGATTGATGATTTCGCCTCCATGCTCATTTACTCGAGTTAACCCTCCAGTAAAATAGGACGTTCCGGTCGCATGCCCAGTTAAAAAGCCGCCCACAGAAGAAACCGCGCTTGTGACAGAACTGATCTTATCCTTTATCCCGTTGACGATCGACGTCAGCTTCGATTTTAGCGAGTTGAATTTATCAACGATAGCATTGACTACGTTTCCTGCCGATGTTTTCATCGCGTTGAATGCATTGCTTAGCGTGGTCTTTGCTGTATTAACTGCGTTTGAAATTGCAGATTTAACGGCATTAAAACCGGCAGTAACCACACTTTTTATGGTGTTTACAACTGCAGTGACTACTGTCGCAAGCATACGCCATTTAAGTGTCTGCATATTCCAGTATGCCGTCCATATGGCTTTTATCGCATTTACGACCACTGTCACGATGGTTTTGATTCCTTCCATGACTGTCGTCGCTACGCTTTTGACGGTATTAAAAACCGTAACCACCACAGTTTTAAATGCCTCCCATATTGGCTTTACGGCATTGATAAAAGCGGTCACCTTTGCCTTGACCGCATCCAGGACTGTCGACGCGACAGACTTTATTTTGTCCCAGTTTTTAACTATCAGAACTATGGCAGCAATGACACCAGCTACGATCGCTCCTCCTATCAAGAAAGGTCCTGCCGCCGCTGCTATTCCGGCCAGCATAGGGATAATCCCTCCGGCTACTGCTGTGGCTCCTCCGATCACGCTTGTTACCGTTCCGATCGCTCCGATGATAGATCCGATCGAGCTGATCACGGTACCGAGGATCACGAGCACCGGTCCTATTGCGGCAACAACTGCCAGAACGACCGCTATTACGGTTTTTGTGCCATCGCCAAGGCTATTAAACCATTTTGCCACGCTGCTGATCTTATCTGCCAGTCCTGACAGCATCGGGACGAACTGCGACCCGATGTCTATTGCCAAAGTACCGAACTGATTCTTTAATCTTGTAAGTGACCCATACAGCGACTCCTGTCGTTCAGCCGCCGCATCTGCTGCAGCGCCAGCTGAGTTTCTCAGCGCGTTTTCGTATCCTGCTACTTTGTCGATCCCTTCGTTGAGGATCAGGTTGACGCCAGCGATTGAGTCTCGTGTAAAGACAGAGCTAAGAGCCGCGGCTCTTTCTGCGTCGCCCATGCCCTGCGTCGCCGCGCTTACGTCTCTCAGAATATCCGTCAGGTCACGGTAGTTTCCAGATGCGTCCTGTACAGCGATGGAAGTATCGCCAATTTTTACCGATCCGTCCTGCATTTTGGCTGTCAGGTCGCGCATGACAGCAGTCAGCTTCGTGCCTGCTTCAGACCCTTTCGCTCCCTGGTTCGCCATGGCCTCTAGCATCGATGTGACGGTATACGCGTCCTGACCGGCAGCGTTCATGTTTGCTGCACAGTTTTTGAAAGCCTCCCCGAGCTGCGTGACCGTCGTGTTGCTGTTATTTTGTGCGTATGACAGCATATCAGTAAACTGCGTCGTAGTCATGGCGGAGTTACTAAAAGCGGACAGATAGTCCGTCACCATGTCGGAAGCAGCCGCCAGGTCCATGCTTGCAGCAGCCGCCAGATTAAGGACATCCGGCAAAGCCGCAGCGGATTTCTCTGCGTCCCATCCTGCCAGCGCCATGTATCCGAGCGCGTCAGCCGCCTCTGTCGCTGAGTAGTACCCCTGCTCTCCTGCAGCTTTTGCAGCATCCTGCAGAGTTTTAAAAGCTTTTGCCGACCCCTCGTTCCCGGCTTTTGCAATCGACCACGTATTTTGCATGGCCTGCTCAAAATCCGCAGCTGACTTTGTACAAGCTGCAAGCGCTCCCGTTGCCGCGATAGACGCAGGCATAAAAGCCTGACCCATGCGTGTTACTTCTGCGCCTACCGCTTTAAATCCAGCAGACAGTCTCCCGGTCGGAGTCTCTGCTCCATTAATGGCTTTTTTTATCCGCCCAACCGAGTTTTCAGCGTTTTTTTGCACTTTCTGCAGGACCGTCGAAAAGTCGTCTTTGAGGGACAAAACAGTATTTATAACTTTTGCCATTATCGTCTTGCCTCCTCTATTTGCTCAAGAACTTTTGAGATTGCGCTAACGATAATTAATTCACAATCTTCTTTATAGCGATCGCGACTGACCGCAAAAAATTCCAGCTCCTGAGCTGTTGCGTCCAGGATCCGCTCCGGAGGTATCCCCCTCGGAGCATAGAACGCACACAGCTGGAGCCGTGGATCAGTCGCTATAATTTTTTTACGACATCTGTCTCCGTCATACCATTAAACTTCATCAGTTCTGCCCCTGTGGCGCTGATTTCCGCTCCGCTGAAAATCTCAGTCACCACACTCGGAGGATATGAGACATTAAATTCCTGCTGGAGTTCTGAAGTTCGCAAGTCTGGACACGAGAAGTAGATCATATCCCTGCAGAGTTCTATCAGTTCGGTGCTATCCTTTGCCTGGTCCAAATCGACGATCTTGCTCTGGAATTCCGCATATTTATCGTCACTAAGTTTTGAAAACTCGAAGACGTCACCGTCAATCGAAAGACGAAGGATTTCTTTTTGCGCTTCTTGCTTCCGTTTCTTTTTTTGAATGTATTTCTGTAAATCCATCTACTACCCCCAGTCTAGATTGATTCGAGAACTTCAAAATCTCCGAAATTGAAAGGAATTTCTTCCTGTACCGAGGTTTTCTTTTCAATGTCTATGAGTGGAATCTCTGTAAAAGTGACATATTTCAGAGCGATTCTCTCGACTTTTCCTGTCGTCGGCTGCTTTACGGATGAAATGATTGTCATATCAGGAGCGACCCCTGTTTTCGCGTATTCTGTGGACAGCTTAATATACGACGAATCGGTTTTATACCTTGTCAGAGTTCCTGTTCCGGAGTGGCCATTAAAACGGCTATAAGACCCTGGATCTCCAAGGACTTCGATCGTGTCCGTATCAATGGTCACTTTTGCTTCAAGCGAAATGGCGGTCATGACCTGGTCCCCACCAAGCCATGCCTCACCGTCATTCCCGTGGAGGATATTATTCGGATTAAATTTGATAGCCATTTGTTACCCCCTATGCAAGTGTTATTCCGAATGTAAGAGACTCGATGGACTGGAGCAGTGTTATTGTTCCGCTGAGAAACATCGTCCTTTTGTACGGATGATTTTTAACTGCATCATCCGACCAGTCCGTGGTGTCGACATTGTCCGCCTCCCACGCAGCCCTCTGGGCTTCTACGTCAAGATCACAGCTGTTTTCTCCGTCCCCTGACAGTACGTTCATCTGGACTAAGTTGTCGAAATAATTATTTACATCGGTGACGAATCTGTACTGTGTACTTCTCGTATTGCGATACTGCCCGACATAGTACGTCCGGAAATTGTATGTGATGTCTTCTCTGATGAGATCGATCGCTTCGATCGTCTCGATCAGCTTCATCTCCTCCGGCTCCCCTGTCCCGAGAGTGGTCAGCGAATTGACGCCTTCCGCGATCCTGACGTTTCCATCTTCGTCATTAATAAGGACTAAGCCCCCAGCATTGACGGCTGCAGCGACATCGGCCGGTTCCGTGACACTTGCAAGATTTTTGCAGTGGAAGTTTGTAGCCCCTCTCTTGATATTACAGACGGCAAGGATTGCGGCAAGTGACGGAGTATATGACGCGGCTGTTGCGTCCTCTCTGCCGTCTGCATACTCGAGCGCCGAATTGACAAGGTTTACAACATGTTTGTTGTTTGCCGCCTTGTTATAGACAACTGCCTTATATGATTTCCCTGCCGTTTCCTGTGTCGCGATCCACGCAGCCAGGGCTGTGCTGTCATCTGACGTGATTCCTGCCACTGTGACCCATGCAGTCTTTACGATCGATGGGATTTTAGCAAGCGCGACACTGAGTGCGTCTGATTCTCCGATCGCGCACACATACAGGATAAAAGGGTCATATGCCAGCGCGTCTTTGATAGACTGTGCGTTTTCGTCTGAGTAGTCGCTTTCATCTACCAAAAACTCTGCCAGTGATGTATATTTTTTATTTCCGATCGTCGCAGACCCTTCGTCACGGATAATCAATAAAACATTTCCGCGCTCTGACCGCTGCACGATCG